CGCATCATCACAAATGGCACGGTTCCGGGTGTTGCGTCGCGCTCGGCTTGCTCTAGGAACTTCAGCGCACCGATGGCCGCGTACCGCTTCACCTCGCAATGCAAGCCGGGCAGGCCCAGTAGATCAGCATCACCGGCGGCCCCACAAAACTGCTGCGCTCGGCGCGCTTCGGTGGCGTTCCAATGCTGTTGCAGCACCGCCGCTGCTTCGCGCTCTCCTGCCTTGCCTTTCACGCGTGAATGCCTGCCCATGCGGTCATCCTCTCACAGTTTTTCACGCGGGATGGAAATACGCTTCTCCACCGTCATCCCGGTAGCGCATCCGGCCGCTGTACCACCACACTCCGGCCTTGTCGGGTATGTAAATCGCCTCGGTGTAGACATCCCGCCCGATGTTCGATGGAAGTTCCTCGCAGCACACGCCCATGACCACAGGCACGCGGATTTCTAAATCCGTGCCATCGACCTGCACGCGGTCACCGTCACATGGGCCCCAGCGCAGTTGCACTTCCTCCATGCCCGGCATTATCCCGCTGCCGCATTCGTGGCTCGTCATTTCATCACCTCGCGCAGCTTCGCGCGCAGGTGCATCGCGTGCGCCTTGCGGAATATCGCGGCAACCAAGCGCGCGAACTCTCGCACCTCGTCAGGGTCGGGTGGGCGGCGGTGCAGGCTGCGCGTGGCGGTTTGGATGTCATCGATGCCAAGGGCAATGGCCGCGGCCGATGGTTCGACCTGGCACACCCGCACGATCACGGCGAGGGCGGTGATGCGCTCGCGCTGGTGGCGGCGCAGGTGATCCCGGTAGGCGGCCATGCTCGCATCGTTCCCGTACCCGAACTCCAAAGAGGCAAGCGCCATCACTACTTGCCACGGTTGGGCGCTTGTGGTTCCCATTTATGCATATTCCCTTCGATTCCGATAACTGATCAGATAGGGCTGGGTTGTTTTTTTCTTTTTTCTCTCTCCCTTTAGGGGAGAGAAAAAGGAAATAAAACAGCCCTGCCGCCCTAATTTCGCCATTTGAAATTGGGCCAAAAACCTAATTAGTATCGGACCTTCCCTCATCGTGTTACACGCTGTTACGCGTCTCCGTTTGAATTATTCACGGCGGTCGGGTGGGATCGGCGCACCCACACCACACCCTTTGTGCTGCCCTGCTTCTCAATCAACCCGCTACCCAGCGCCAGCGTTCGCAGGCTCTCGGCGCGGCCCTTGGTGAGTTTCATGGCTTCGGCCGTGGCCCGCAGCTCCGCGCCGCTCATGGCTTCACGATCCAGCCACACCGTGGCACCGTTGGCCTGCTTCGTCTCAACCCGGAAGCATTCCTCCACGAACCGTTGGGCGCTCCACCCGTCATCGTCTGCATCCTTACGCCCTGGCTTGGCCAAGTCTTTGGGATCAAGGTGCGGGGCCATGTGGAACAGGGGATAGGCCCAGCGCAGCACGCGCGGTTCAATGGGGGCGAAGGAACGCACCGCCGCGTCTAGCACCACATGGCCCTCCTCACGGTGGTGGCGAAGGATCAAGTGGCTATCAGCAGCGCGGCTCATCGATCCGGCACCCGCGCCCACATCGGTCACACCCTTACCGGCTTGATCGCCCTTGCTGGTGTGGTGGATCATCACGAACGCGCAATCGAGCGTGCGCGCCCACTTATCTACTTGGTTGTAGATGCGCGCCATGCTCCCGTTGTCGTTCTCATCCGTGCGCGCTGGCAGGAAGCGGTAGAACGCGTCGAGGATCACCACGGTGTATTGCCCGGCTGCGCAATGGTCGAACAAACGCGCGCCCAGCCCGTCGAAATCCACAAGGTCACCGCGTAGGTTCAGGATGTCCAAGCGATCCGCCAGCGACTCAAACGGGATGCCCTGCGCCGCGCACAGCTTCGGGATGCGATCTGCGCTTGTCTCGGGGTGCAACTCGTTATCCACGATCAGGACTCGGCCCGCCTGCGGGATGCTGAACCCCATCCACGGCTCGCCCCTGGCAACGCACAGCGCCATTTGGTTCACCATGAAGCTCTTGCCCATCTTTGGGCTACTGATCAGGTTCAGGGTTTCGCCCGTCCGTAGCAGCCCTTCGATCACGGGCCGCCGCAACTCAGGGCACCTCGCTACAAGCGCGCAGATAGGCACAGGCTGCAACCGCGCCGCCGGGGCGGCTGGCGGGGGCTCCACGGCCTGCACAGCCTCTGCGGGCCCGCTCACGGCCTTCCGCTCGGCTGCGAACGCGTTCGGTATCTGCCGCTGGTTCAGGTCGATCAGTTCATCGGCGGTGAGGCCAAGCGTGGCCGCCCTAGCCATGATCCGCGGCCCGGCCTCGGCGATGCTCCACCCGCGCGCTTTCATGTCACAGGCAACCGTAAAGACGGTGGTGCGCCTGCCCTGGCGCATCACAAAACCTTCCTCTAGGAACCGCCTAGAAAGGTCTGAAAGCGATCCGGCCGCCGGTGTGGCCGCTGGGGGCACGATGGCCGTGCCGGGCTCCTGCGGGGCAGGGAACTCGTCTAGCGTCCATATATGATCCGCTTCGCTCTCATGCACCACGCACAGCGGTTGCTCGGGGTACTTCCAGTTGTGGAAGCCAGGCACGCGCATCACCCGCGGCGCATCGGTCACGCTCGAATCGGAACCCAGCCGGTGGGCCAATGCCTTTTGATAGCGCGTCCACTCGGCTAGGTCGGTCATCGGCTCGGCCAACCGCCACCACGCGTGGATGCCGCCGCCCGTCTTCACCACCACGGTGGGTTCGGGGATGTTCGCCTCACGCCACGCCAGGCGCGCTTGCTCAACCGTGGTACCGCCATCGAAATCGGCAAACAGGCAACGCGCGAGAGCCACATCGGTGGCCTTGCCGCCGCGCCCACTTCGCGGGTTGGCCCCGAAATACACATGCTGGCCCTTCGCCACGGTCGCGGCAAGCTGCGCGATCACGCGCGATGCCTTCGCCTGCGGCACCCAATCGCGTAGCCCACCAGCGCCGCCGATGGTGCGGAATTCGATCAGGTCATTCGCTTCAAAGATCAGGCCCAGCAGTTGGTAGGCGGACTCAATCGCCGCGGCTGCTGCATCGGTGGTGGTCACTTTGAATCCTTGAAGCAGTCCCATCCGCGACGATTGGCTTCTAACATTGCTCCGCCAATAAAGTCATCATGTCCACACAGTTCTCGCCGTGCCTCGTCGCGCTCGGCTTGCAGAGTCTTGATGTGTTGCTCCATCTGCTGATTGCGAACCCCGACAGGCTCACAGGTCATGCAAGTGCCTTCCAGCCCCTCCATGATCCGGCCAAGTTTGGACTTCGCCTCATCGCGCTGTGCTAGAGCCTCGGCGAGCAATGCACGCAAATCCATCACCTGTTGTCGAATCTCCATGATGTGTTGCGCTTCCATCGTGCAGCGGTTGTAAAGCTTCACAATCATTTCAGCGGCGAGCCTGCGCTGGGTGTTTGCCATTGCTCCCATGCCTTCCCACGGCTGCGCTAATTCATTGGCGAACGCCATCGTGGTCTCCCACTCAAACGCTTGCACACTTGCCGGGTCATCGCTCACTTGCGTTCCTCCACAAAGCAATCCCAGCCCTTCGAAGCTGCAAACGCGGTTGGGTCGATGTACATGCGCGAAAGCGTTCGGCGCAGGGCATCACGATCAGCACGCAATTCCGCCATCTGATGGCGAATCTGCGCGGCCTCCTCATCATCGTTCCGCTCGGTTCGCACGCGCTCTAGGTAATCGTTCCGCTTCCTGAAATCCTCGCACCGCTCGCGCAGGTAATCGGAGCGCTCTTCCCATGTTTTCGCTTGCTCGCGCAGGGTGGCAATGGCTGCGATGGCGCGGGCAATCAGACCGTGCGGCTTGGTGCATACACGCTGCAAATCGCGCAACAGCGCGTCATACGGTTCCATTCGATTCCCTTTGCATGGTGTGCATCGGGTTCAACGCGTCACGCGGTACCCAATGCTCGGGGCGGTTGTAGTAGGTTTGTAGAAACTCATCGCGCCGAGCCTCGTGGCCCCACATCCACCCGGCAAGCCTCACCTGGCCGTAGCTCTTGGCAAGGCTTGTGATAGCCAGCACATAGCGCCTATCGCCGTAATCGCGCGGCCGCACCACCAGTTGCCCGTTCATCCAGCCGGTGGAACGCACCTCAATGTCGGGCTCTACATCCGGCGCTCCCTTCACATACCGAACAGATGGCTGGTAGCCGCCAATCCCAAGCCACTTGGCAACCGCCACCTCACCGGCTGCGCCACCAAACTCATGTTGCTCTCGCTCGGTGAAAATGCGATCCATGAGGCACGCATGGTTCAACCCATCCTCGGCACTAGATGCCATGCGCGCCTCGGCCACGCGCTCGCATAGTTCGATTTCTGCGTCAGTAAGTTCCACCGTAACCATCGGCATCCTTGCCGCGGATAGAATCCGCTACAGATGTTGAGAAGTGTTCCCCATTAGCCGGGGCGGCGAGAACTCAACCGCCCCGGCCTTTCCGGGGGTTTGTTAGAACGGGATTCCATCGGCCCCAGGCGCAACCGCCTTGCGCGATGGCTTGGCCGCCGCGGCCGTGCTGCGCTGCTGGGTGGGGCGGATGAAATCCCCAGCCTTCGCCTTTCCGTTCTGCGAGTGCCATACGCGCAACAGGATTTCGCGCCCTTCCAAGTTCGCTTCTTCGAACCGCTGGGTGGCCTTGTCGATGTGCGGCAACATGCACGCGTCCAGCAGTTCGTTCAATCGCATAATGCGGGTCACCGCCACATCCTCAAACACGCGGTACCGCTGCCCACCGGTTTCAATGTCGAACCACAGGGAAACCACCAGCCCGCGTGGGTTGTCGGGAGTCTTCATGTTTTCGAACGGGCTTTCGCGGCCTTCCGCCTTGCTGATCGTGGCGGTGTAGGTGCCCTCGGGGCAGGGGCCGCCCGCGCCGCTGCTCTTGCGTGCCTTGTCCTCGCTGCTTCCGTGAATCAAATCAATCATTGCTCCGAACCTTTCTCCAGGCGCTCGGCCTGAACTTGAAGTGCCTTCAAAATCAACCCATCCACCTCGGATGGATCAGTTCCCAAATCAACCGTCTTTCTTGCCGCGGTAACCGCCTGCTTTGCGCTCCATCTGATGCCAACCAATTTGGCTTTCTCGGCAATGGATTCGGCGAGCTGCTGGATGCGATCCGGCGCGCTCGGCGGCGGTGGCTGCTCCGCCACCACCGCCGGTGCGCTGGGGAGCGATACCGTCGTTCGCTCCGCGGATTGGCTCACACGGGCATTCAGCGCGGCCAGCGCGCTATCTGCCTCCACCACGCTGGTGGACTCGGCTAGTTCCTCATCGCCTTCGGTGGCACCGCTAAATCCGAAAGCGGCCTTCAGGCAATGCGCTTCCGCGCGCGTTCGCAGCATGTGCAGCGGCTGGGTGCGCCAGTTCGGGCTTGATCCCTTGAACTCCGAAAGCCAACAGGTGAACTCAAACTCACCGCCTTCCGTGGTGACTACCTTGAATGTGCAGGAATCAACACTTCCAGTCGCATCTCTGTGATAAATACACACGCCGGAGCGGTAGCGACCCGATTCACGGGCCAGCCTGCGCCACCCGTCGATGGAGACATACAGGCACAGGCGGCCGCCAAATGCAAGCGGGTACACCTCGCGCCGGAGCGGATCAAGCCCGTAGGTCTTCATCATGGCCGCCAGCGCCATGCGATCCACCTGGCTTGCGTTGCGGGGCATCACCTGTTCGATCACGCGCTCAATGTGCGCCGCGTTGGGAACGGTTGCTAGGTCACTCATCGTGCAAGCCCTTCCTCAAGTTGGCGGCGCGCCCAGTTGGCCAGCCCGATGCGTTCAATTCGGTCGGGGTAGCCGGGCCATCGGTCTGTTTCGCGGCACACCTTGTAATCCGCGATCAGCCGCCGCATGTCCGCTTCGAAGTAATCCATATCGGAATCGTCCATGGCGTAAACAGCCACGCCGTGGGGCGCGGTGTTCTCCACGCACAGGAACGCAAACCCACTCACATTGAGCCCGGCGATGCGCGCCACGCGTCGGTAGAACGCGGCCTGCAACCCGTAGCCAAGGTTCCACAGCGCAGACTTGAAACCGGGGTATGACGCGTCGCGGCAGGTCTTCAGGTCAATCACCCAGCCGGTGGCGGGGTCATATCCGTCAAGACGCGCCTTCAACTGCGTTCCCGTGTGCGGGTCTTCCGCAAACACAGAAAGTTCCCGCTGCGTAGCCATCTCCAACATGGCGCGGCACGAATTGGAAGCATGAACTGCGGCAACCATGCCCGCCACCGCCTCGCCCTGGCTGGCATCAAGGATCAACTTGTGCCCGTTCAGGACTTCGAACGCGCGGAACTCGGCCTTGCCTGCGGTGGTGCGCTTGTCGCACTTCGGCGCTACCGCCACTTCCGCCGTGTACATGTCCGGGGTGAGAATCGCCGTATGCACAGCGGTGCCCATGTTCATCGCGTCATTGCTTTCGCCATTCTCCATTTGGTAGCGAGCGTGCAGCGGTGAACGGGCAAGCATCGCCTTCATAAAGGTGGAGGACAGGGCGGGCACCGCGTGATAGTCCGCGGCGGGGATGTGTTCACGAACGCCAAGGGCGAAGGTGTTAGCGGCCACAGCGCACCTCCTCGGCAATCGCCAACAACTCACGCTCGCGCTTGATCGCTTCGCGCAGCTTCGCAAGCGCCTTCTGCTCGTGGTACCAAACGGTCTTGGGATCGCAGCCCAGCACCTCGGCAACCTCGGAAAGACTCATCGGCCACCCCCAGCCAGCGAGCGGATAACGCGCACACCACGGGTGAGAAGCGGAACCTCGGGGGCTGGCTCAACCTCATCCTCGGAAATGTCTCGGCGATAGTCCCCCTGGCCCAGCGACACGAGCGGCGCGCGATCCTTCCGGCGCTCCTGCTGCATGACGATGTGCGCGGCGGCGAGAATGGATACCGGGTGGATGGGGGTGGGAAACCCGTCAAGCGCCTTGGTAAGCGCGTACAACTTGTGCATGGAGACAAGGCGCACCCACTCCGCATCCTGCGAACATCCACCAGCGTTCAGGCTTTGAATTGCTAGCCCGATGTCCTCAACGATCTTCCCGTAGCGATTGCGATCCATGCGATGGCTCCTGCTGCATCAGCAGCATTTGCGCCTCGTGCATCAGCACCAATGCTTCCTCTGGGAAAGCGTGGTCTGTTAGCACCGAAGCTGCGGCTAAAAGCCGCCCCGCACGATCAAGTAGGCTCACAGTTTCGAATCCTGTAGCGCCTACTGCAACTGTGTTGATGGAGCGACCGCGAACAGATCGAAGACTAGCGCGCGTGGTGGATTCAACGGCCGTAGGCGCGATGCGCGCGCTAGTCGCCGAAGTGTTCGCAGGGATAGTTGCACCGTTGGCCATTGCTGAATCCGTGGGCAATCTATCGTCTACACGAGTTTTCATGGGAGAGTTTTTCGATATTTTTCCGCCGCGGCTTTCTGCGGCCTCGCGCAGCCGGGGTTCCCGGTGGCGTAAGTACCTGTGGGTCTGATCGATAGAACGATGCCGCACTAGGCGTTGGATCAGTTCCGGCGGGGTGCCGTTCTCAAACGATTCGGTGATGTATCCGCATCTGAAGCTGTGAAACCCGTACCTGCCGGATAGCCCTGCCGCCTTCAAATCGGTGGCCAGCCCCTTGTAGGACACGGTGCGGGCAAACACCTTGGGCCCGGCCTTTGCCTTTCGCATCTCGCGCAGCAGTTCCACCGCCGCATGAGAAAGCGGGATGTGATCCCGGCGGCGCGCTTTGTCCAGGCTCACCACCATTGTCCCGGCCTCTAGATCGATATCGCTCCACAACTGCGCGTGGGCCTCACCTCGCCGGATGCCCGTAAGGGACAGCAGCCGGTACAGGTTGGCTCGGTTCTTGGCGCTGGCCCGGATAGCGGGGGATGCGCCCTCGGTGATCTGCTGGGTGGCGTGGTCGATCAGCCGCTGCACCTCGGCATCGGTGAACGCGTCCCGGCCCTGCCCAGCCCGGCCGCGCGGCCCTGGCACATGCGCCCACGGGTTCGATTCGATTAGCCCTTGGATCAGCATCCAGCCCGCAAAGCGGCGGCAGGCGCTCATTCGGTTCCGGATGGTTTGCGGGGCAAGGGTGCCGCCGCGGGTCATATCCCGCAGCCAATCAATGCAGGAAGCGGGGGAAATCTCGGCCGCGTGCGCCTTCACATGCTCGAGCCAATCGCGCACCCAGCGCGCAGCCTGACGCACATGGTATTCGGCTTGCCCGTCAAGCTCGCGGGTAGCCACGATCCACGCGTCTACCTGCGCTAGCAAATCCACCCCGGTTTTCGCTTCAAAAACGGGCGATGCCTGCGCGCCGCTTGGCTGTTCGCATTTCACTTGGGGCACCGTATCCCCGAAATCGAACTCCAACACCACCCGAACCTTCATTTCGTAAAAACTAGTGCGTTCCGTAACCTCAATTGGTGACAAAACCTGTTATCCACACCCTCACAAAAGTTGGGAAATGGCGTGAAACAGCCTAAAAAATGCGCTTCACCTGATCCACAACGCTCGTGGCCACGCCGGTGATGGCCTCGGCCACCGTGCCCAGGCTTGCGCCCGTGCCCTCTACGGGCTGCCACTTGCCCAGCGGGCAGGTTGCCCCGGCGAGGGTCAACTTGACCGATAGCGCCGCGCGGCGGTTGGAACCGCACCCGCACTTGGTACACCAACCGATGCCGCCGGGATCGGTAGCGCCCTCCACCACCTCGGCGCGGCCTTCGCACGCTCGGCAGATAGCCGCGCGCTCACCCTGCACTTGGACGCTTGCGGGCCCTTGGGTGGCGTGCCTGCGCTCCGCAGCTAGATAGGCCGAGGCGCGCGATGCGAAACCGTAGTTGATCGTCTCACCGATGCCCATCGGCCGCTCGCCCTTGACCACGCGGTGCGGGCATTGGCCGCACACGCCAGCGCTGGGGCGGCCGCCGTAGTGGTTAGCAGCGCAGCAGCCGCCGCCCAATACCTTGCACTCGCTCCAATGGTCGCACTCGGTCACGCCACCACCACGGAAAGGCTTGTGAAGGTAGATGGGTTGCCGCAATGGGTAATTGGCGCTGATGACATTTCGACCGTGTAGGTACGCGCAGGCCCGTCGCAGAATTGAAGTGGTGACAAACCATTGCTCGGGAACAATTCGATGCCCGCGCCGGGATTTGATGCACACGGCTGCCCTTCGATAAAAGCGGTAAGGCACCCAGTAGTGCTAGGCAAAACGCAAGGATCGGTAGGGAATGTCAGCGTGCCATTGGTGCAACTGTTCAGCATTCCAAACGCGTTCCAATCCGTAAACCCATCGGCATAGATTCGCACGGTTAGTTCCCAGTTGTGTGTAGCTGAAGAACCATCTTCGCAAGTTGCAATAACGATGATGTCGTACCACACATTCAATGTGCAGCACGCTTCGCCATACGGGTCTGTGATGTCGATTGGAGCGTTTACCGTTCCAAGGAAAACAGGTGTCGTTCGGTATGCGGAAATCGGATAGCCCGCATCGGTAGTGCAACATGCATACCCGGTTGCGTTGCTCAACGCTGGAACGGCAATGTTGATTGGCCCGGAGTTGAATCCGTATGGTGACAAACGCGGATCAACGCACGCGCACCATCGAAAGTAGTAGGTGAACGCCGCGTGGCTTACCGAAATTGTTGACGGAAGGCAGGCGCACGAACACCCGCAGCAGCAACCCGCCATCATCATCGACACGGTTTAGCCCTTCGCGCCGCGAATCCATCCCGCGATGGTGCCCAGCGGAACGATGTGCCCCGCGATGTAGCCGATGGCAAGGCAAGCGAACGCGGCCCAGGTCGAACCGATCAGGGATTCAGCGGTGGCAAGGTGGTACATGGCTTGGGTTCCTCGGTGCGCTTCCAAGCGGCTTCCCACACGGGATCGCTCGCGCGCTTTGCTGCAA